GGTCTTCCCCTGGGCCCGGAGCCGGGTCGCGAGGTCCGACACGATCCGAACGTCGTCGGTCGGGATCGCCGAGCCGGTGCCGAAGACCTTGAGGCCGCGGACCTTTCCGGCGAGCAGGAACAGGGCATACGCGACGAGGGCGATTCCCACGGCGTACTGGACGTAGGCGAAAGTCACGATGTGGGCTCCTCGGGTAGGGAATCGGCGATGGTGTCGGCGATCGCGACGGTCTCGCGGACGAGATCGACGCCTTCGGGGGTCCGCAGCACGGCGGAGAGCCGGGCGGCGAGGCGGTCGTCGAATCGGCTCGCGGTCTTCTCGGCGACCCACTCCAGGAGGTCGCCGATGATCACGGCCCGCTCCCGCGCGTCGAGCGTGGTCGAGAGCCGCCGCAGGTAGCCGAGCAGGGGCGACCACGCGTGGAGGAGCCGGAGCTGATCGACGATCGGGAGGGGCATGTCACCTCCCGCGGAGGAAGGCGAGATACTGCTCGAGCACGCCGCCGGCGATCGCCAGGACGAGGGCCCGCACGGCCGGCCGCGCCAGGACCCAGAGCGGATAGGCGGCGACCGGGATCGCGTAGTCCGCCACGGCGTCGAAGAGCCGACCCACGGCGTCGAGGGCGAACGCCTTCTTCTCGGCCCCCGACATCAGCCGGACGCCTTCGAGGGCGGGCACGACGAGACGGAGCAGGGCGAGCAGGAGCTCGCCGAACTCGGCCCACGTCAGGCCGTCGGAGGCCCGGGCCTTCGCCGTCTGGATGAAGACGTAGACCTGATCCAGGATGCCGGACTCCTGCCCGGCGGCTGCGGTGGCGGCGGCGGTCGTGGTCATTTCTTGCGTCTCCAGACGGCATGGGCGGGGACGACCTGGCGGCGGCGTTGCCGGCAGGTCTGGCACTCGACGTAGCGGACCTGGCGGTCGCCGGCCCGCTTGCTCGATTCGACGCGGCAGCGACCGCCGCAGGTGGGGCAGGTGCTCGTCACGCCTTCACCCCGACGACGTAGATCTCGACGACCGCGACCCACTGGACCGTGAGGGCCACGGAGGCCCCGGTGGCGGTCGCCGGTGTCGAGAGCGTGATCGCCGTCCCGCTCGTGATGCTGGCGACCGTCGTCCCCGCGGGGATGCCGGTCCCGGAGACCGCCATCCCGACGACCATCGACGCGGTCGACGCGAGGCCCGTCACCGCGGTCGAGCCGTTCGTGGTCGCCCCGGTGGCCGAGATCGGGGCCGCGTTGTTCGTGAACTTCACGGTCCGCGACGATGCCGTGACGGGGAGACCGTCGACCGGCGCGTAGTGGATCGCCACGCCAGACTTGCCGACATTGTGGCCGGGGATCTGCGACCATCCGTTCGTCGCCCCCGGCTCGACCCGAACAGTCGCCCCCGGCGACGTGTTCCGGATCGTCAAACTTTTGATGGACGCGGGCGACGCGTAGACCAGCGAGCCGAAGATCACGGACTCCAGAACCGACACGTCGAGCGTGGTCGACGCTGCCGCGTTGAGCGACAGAGACCCGGACCAGTAGAGGTTCGCCTGCCCGGTGCCGCTGCCGTCCGCGAGGTCGGTCTTCAGCGTCAGATCGCGGGCGATCTTCACCTCGCCGTCCGCGAGTAGCGTCCGGAACTGGACGGAGCCGGTGTGGGTGAGTGTCGATGGCATATCGGCTCCCGGTCAGACGTGGGCCTTCATTCGGGCGACGGCGGCCGCGGCGGCGGCCCGGGCACCGGCCAGGGTCGAGACCTTCACGCTCCGGGTCGGCTGCGCGTCGGTGGCCGCGACGATGCCCTCGGGGTAGTCGTCGACCCACACGTCGACCGCCAGGCCGGCGGCGGCCGCGGCGTCGCGCTTCTGGGTGCCGGCCCCGCAGAGGATCAGGTCGGAGACCTCGAGGTCCGCGAACGCGAGCCGCAGCTCCTCGCGGTTCGCCTCGTCGTTCTCGCGCCGCGAGATGCAGACCACGCGGTTCCCGGCGGCCGTCGCCATGCCGACGAACGACCGCCAGAGGCCGGGGGCCGCGGTCCAGGTCCGATCGTAGTCGAGCGAGATCACGAGCCCGCGGCCCTCGCTCCTGTGCTGGACGAGCCCGCGGGCCGCCTTCCATGCCGACAGGGAGCGAAGGCCGACGGAGCTATTCGGATAGGCCGCGTGGGTGACCGGCGACACGTCGAAGATCGCCGCCTCGGTGATCGTCCGGGTCACGTTCCCGGCGGGGTCTTCGTCCCACGACTCGCCCCGCGCTTCGGTGAGCGAAAACGCGAAGGACGACCCGAAGATGTACCGATCGCGGATCAGGGGCACGACCTCGGCCGTCGTCGGCGTGCCGACCGGCGGCGTGGCCCGGAATACGAGACCCTTGTCGGTCTCCTGGATGTCGAGCGTGCCGTTGGTGGTCCGGCCGAGGACGGCGGAGTCCTGGTGGTTGTATTTTGCGACCACGTCGGCCTTACCGCGCGGGTCGTTCGGTGCCCGGTCGAGGTACTTCCGAAAGGCCCCCGGCATGAACCGTTCCTTGAACCCGCCGAGGTCCACGGACCACTTGTTCCATGGCGGGGCCATGCCGACGATCACGGGCCGGCCGTCGTCGCGGGTCTCCAGGCGGAGCTCGACATCGGGGTCCGCAGACTGCGACAGGTAGCGGGTCTCGATCTGGTTCGACATGGTCACTCCCCCTCGGTCTCGATCGGCGTGGCCGACAGTTCCGACACCCGCTTCCCGACCGTGAACTCGGTCGGCTCGTCGTCGAAGTACACGCGGACGCTCGCGGCCGGCTCGGCCTCGGTGGCGGTGATCGCGTAGGGCGAGCCCTCGACACCGAGGACGCCGTCGGTCATCAGGTGCTCGATCACGCCTTCGCCGCCGGCCCAGTACACGCGCTGCCCGAGGCGGAAGCCGCCGGCCTCGGTCACGTCGTCGCCCGGGGAGTCGTCGGTCGTCTCGCCGGTGTCTTCGGCCTCGTCGTCCGGCATGTCGTCGGCCGGCTCGGTGACGGCGGCGGGCGGCTCGCCCCCGGCCGCGCCGGCCTGGGCGGCCGCGGCGGCGAGCGTAGAGAACCCGAGCTGAACGAACGTCTGGTTCGCCGCCGGCGTGTCGAGGAGATCGAAGTCCTCGCGGTCGCGGATCTCGTTGGGCGTGATCGCCCCCATGTTCCAGAGGCTTTGATAGAGGGCCGCCCGGCCCGCGGTGTCGGCCCGCAGGATCCCGCGGGTGTCGAGCTTCGCGTAGACGTTCTCGCCGTAGACCGGCTGGAGCGCCATGTCGACCGGCGACTCCATCCGGCGGGCCCAAGGCAATAAGCACCAAACTTGAGCGCTCAAATGCTCCTGTTCCACCGTCGAAAACTTGTTCATTTTGGAGTCACCGAGGAGCGTCGAAGGAACGCCCCAGTGACGGCATACGTCGGGGAGGATCGCGTCGCGCAGTTCTTGGAACTGTGACGCCTCCATGCTGTTCGACTCGATCGGCTTCAGCCGCGTCTTCTTCGGGAGCACGGCGGCCCGGCCGCGGTTCTCGGCGCCGCCGTAGGCCTGGTGCAGCATGTCCCGCAGGGCGTCGACCGCGGCGTCGGGGACCTTCTCGTCCGTCTCGAGGACCATGTCGGGCCGCGCGGAGTTGGACCAGAACGCGGTGGCCGCGGTGTCGAGCTGCCGCGCGAGGTTGATACTCGTCGCGTTCATCTCGGCCGGGGCGTGGCCGACGATGCCGTTATCCGAGATCCATCGCCAATGGAGCACGGGCCCGGGGATCGGCTCCCATTGGCCTTTCTCGGTCCAGAACTTGTAGGTGAGCGAGTAATCAACGGCCGACTGCTCGACCTTCACCCGGGACGGGTGGAGGGGGATGAGCTGCGTCATCCACCCGCGGTCGCCCGAGACCACGCGGGCGTAGCCGTTGCCGTGGAGGGCGGTCCAGTAGGCCTGGAGGACGTAGAAATCCCAGGCCGACTGCCAGTTGTTAGGGCGCTTCCGCAGCGTGTAGGCGCAGGGAAGGTCGGCCTTCTCGCGGCGGCCGTCGGGCCGCTCCTGCATGATCTGCATCGGGCAGATGCCGACGGCCTGGGCGATCCACCGGACGACCCCGAAGATCGCCGACACGCGGACCGCGGTCTCGGGCCCCACGACCGACGGCAGGATGTCGCCCCACGTCCCCGGCACCGGGAGCGTGGTCCGTCGGATCGAGATCACGCGCGGGGCCGCG